GTCCGCATACTGTAGCCATATTTTTAGTTTTTTAATGTGAGTAAAAAAAAGGGAGGTTTTACGCTCCCCTTAGTTGTTTAGTAAGCTAATTGAACCAATTCGTCTTGACCTACTTTAGCGTCAATTGCAAACGCAAACTTCAAGTAAGTTTTGTTCAAAGTTTTATCATACCAAACATCCGTTTCAGTTAATGAACCAACTTCTTCAACACCTAATTTAAAGTTTGTTTTAGTTGTTAAAATTGCACGGTGAGGTAAGTAATACTTAGTACCATTTGAGAAGTAAGAAGTAATGATTCTATCCCATAATTGGAAAGCAACTACTTCGATTCCTCCAGATTTCAACATCATCATCCCATTCTCTAATCGCTCAGTTGTGTAAGCTACATTTGCAGCAATCAACTCACGTTCGTATTGGTCGTAAACTGTTTGAGTAACTAAGTAAACTAAATCTGTTTTAGAACGTAAACGCATATCTGCACCATAACGCATGTTTTGAAGCGTAGTTGTAGCAACTTTGTTAGTTGTATCTGTAGTCGTAAACGCTTGTAATGCAAATGAAGCGGCAGCATTTTTAGTTGTAAGACCAACACCTGAAGAAATATCACCAGTTTTACGTGCAGCAGTTGCAGCAACGATTGCAAATAATTGCTTCCAATATCCGTTGATTTTATCAAAGTACGCTAAGTCAGTACCATTTGTTACAGCACCAGCAGGTGAACTATTGTAGTTAGCTGCAGAAGTATCACCGAAGTAAGCTAAACGATAAACAGTTTCGATAATTGCATCTTTAACCAATTCTTCTAAATAAATCAAAAGGTCTGTAGAAGTTAAATCACCTTTAGCAATTCCTTTTTTCAATCCCCAAATGAAGAATGTGTTTTTTAATTCAGTCCAACAAAAAGGAAGTCTATCAGATACCATTGCAGGATCCCAAAACTTTTGAGTATTTGTAACTGTGTTTGCAGCGTCAGATTCTGAACACGCATTTGTACCTTTACCTAATAGACCATTGATACGACCTAAGATAACGATTTGTTTTTTTGCAACGATTCCTTCAACAATATCATGGAATTGTGCTACGTCTGGTTTTGCAAACGCACCTGTAAATAACGCTTCAGAAATTTCTCTAATTTCTTCTCCGTTGAATGTTAAATCACTTGAGCTAATTACTGCCATGTTTTCTTATTTTTTAAGGTTAGTTAATTCTGCTTTTCTTTCAGCCATTGTTTTAGGCTTTGCAGGTTCTTGGATTGTTCTAAATTGTGCAACTGCAACTGGAGGTGTGAAGTTAGAGCCTAATTTAGCCAACTCTTCCATTTTAGCAACAACTGTTTCCGCTACTTCGTTAGCCTTAGCTAATTCAGATTCTTTCTCTTCGAACTTAGCCTGTAATTCCGCTAATTGATTTTGAAGTTGTGCAACTTCTTCGGATGCACCAGGTGTAACTTCAACTTCTACGATTTCAGATACAACACCATCTTTAACAACGATTTTTAAACCGCTTTCATCTACGTACTCGTCATCAAGTGCTACCGTTCCATCTTCCAATGTTACAGCATCACCTACAGCTAAGTCTGCGAATGGTGTCATAATTACGCCTTTATCAGTTACGAATGTTAAAGCTACAGCTTCACGTTCATCACCTTTAAAAGCCTCTGAAAATGCAGATAAAGCCAAAGCCACTCTGTCCATTAAAGGTTTTTTCATACTTATTTGTTTTTGGTTATATAATAGAGCAACTGCTCTCTTTTCCATTTTTGGTAACACCGAACTAGCAAATCCTAACTTTAAACATTGCTCACTTGTTAACGATGTTTCAATTTTCATTAATCCACTTAAAGCATCTTTTGATATTCCTGTAGCTTTTGAGTACATTGAAATCATTTCGCTTTCAGTTTCTTTTATTCCTTTTGCGTATTCTTCTAATTGTGAAGCGTCACCACTTACACTTTGAAGCCATGGATTGTGAATCAAATATGTTGTACCTTCAACAATCATTCTATTTTGAAGTGGTACAGCCAAATGTATCTCTGTAGCTATCGAAGCACAAAGACCTTCTGCAATAGTGTAGCAATTAGGAACAGATTTAAGTAATTCAGCAATTGAACGACCTACAGATACATAACCACCCTCTGAGTTTATATGTACATGTATAGCATCTACTTCATTCATAGACTGCATTTGTTCAACTACATCAATAAGCTCAACACCTTTTTTAGTAATGTTACCATTCTCATCATAAGAGTTTCCTATCTGTCCATTTATGTATACGTGTCCTATCATGTTTGTAAAATTAATTGTTATATTTGCATAAAATTTGACAAAAAAATGACAACAATACACGTAATAGGTAAGGGAGAATCAAAAGAGTTCTTTAAGCACGATGGGAATGTAACTATTGGAGTGAACAATGTAAATGAATGGATAAAAACTGACCACATTGTTGTTATTGATCCAATAAGTAATTTTAAACCTGTACCTAAAATATTTATTGAGTCAAATGCGATGTTTTGGTCTCAATTAGAAGATAATAAACATTTTGTTAAACAAATGACTATAATAGAACTTTCTAGAGGTCGTGGTGTATTAGATGACTTTGATTCGGATAGGTTTGTTTATTCTATTACATCACCATTTGTAGCTGTACATTTAGCATATAAGTTTGGAGCTAAAAAAATAGTAATGTGGGGTGTTGATTTTAACACGCATGAAAACTTTAATACGGATAGTTTAAGAAACAGAGCCTTAAAAGACTTCGGTAATTTACGTAAAAAACTAAATGATCGTGGTTGTGAGTTATATGTAGGGAATGAAGTTTCTATGTTTAGTTCAATATTGCCTATTTACTCTCAAATTTAGCTATCACCCTGTAAACTATTCTTTCACTAACTCCGAAAACATCTGCAATATCAGTAATTGATTGAGTCTTTTTAACTCCATTCTGCATCTGAAACGTATAAGACTTGTAAATTTTATACCACATCAATACATTTATTGACACTAAACCTCCTTGTATAAGACTTGATAACTCACCGCTATCATGTAATCGTTCTAAAATATCTATATTCATGTGGTAAATATATTAAAAAATTGAACGATTTTCTATAATAGCCACATTATTTTGTGCTGAACTAATCTCACGAACTGAAACAACAGGATTAGGCATCATTTTTACAGCTTTTAAGAAAGCGTTTTGTTGTGTGAATGCATTATCTAAACTATTAGTCATTGAATTAGCTATAACACCTCCATTTGCAAACTTCATAACTCCACCCTTAGCCATTAACGGAACGCCACCGGTTGATTGGTTTATATTTGAAAGCTGACTTATTAATGGTGTTGCTCTTTTATTTAAAATAAAAAAACTCTCGTCTTTCTCAACTTCTATTTGTGTACCATCTTCAAACATACCTTTAGTTCCTCCATTCGAATGTGACTTACCACCAAACACACCACCTTTTGCAAATTTAGGAGTTGGTTGTGATGCGATCAATCCAACTTGAATACTACCCAATACACCTGCAAGAATAGATAATGGAATATTAGGAAGCGATGAAGTAACACCTACAGCAGTGTTCATTATTGCTTTGATTATATTAGCTTGTTTGTCTTTTTCAAATGCTTCTTTTTTTAGTTTAGACTCTTTTGATTTAAACTCTTTGTCTAAAGTTTCTTTTTGAGTTTTAAACTGAGCTTCTGAAATAATACCGGCATCTAATTGTGACTGCAACAACGTTTGTTTCTCATTGTTTTTATTCTCTTCATCAGTTAATTCGTTTTGTATTCTATTCTGTGTTATTTGACTTAATGCATCAGTTAATTGAACGGCACTATTTAAAGCAACGGTAGTTTCTTTTTGAAGTTTCTTTTGTTGTTCTGTAAGTTCACTCTCAGTTTTCTTAGTGTAAGTTTCCTGACTTATTTTCAAAGTCTCTTCACTTGATTTTTTCTCGATCAATTCTTTCTCTTTACCTACCTTTTTACCTGCTTCAATTTCTAGTACAGCATTCTCCTGAATGATTGCTATTCTAGTCGCTTGTAATTCTTTAAACGTTGCTAATTTATCAGCTTCAGTTGTAGCTTGTAAATATTTTGTTTCTGCATCAATAAGTCTTATTT